ATTTTCTATTTAAGTTCTCAGTCAAAGAATCTAACAAAGGAATAGCACATCTTAAAGTTAAAGCCTTCTCACCCTCTAATTGATTATTATAAGTCTTGTTATCAGCATCGTTTAATAGTTGAGATGGTACTCCGTAAATATTACAAAGTGCCTTCATATCCCATTTCTCTGATTCAATGATATTAAGTTCTACTGGACTAAGTCCTATTTGTTTCCAATCTACTTTATAACCACTTACTGCAATAGAATTAAAGTTAGCTGCTCCACCTTTCTCGCTTACTGCTCTCTTTAGTGCTTGTGCTTGTGCTTGACCACTTGTAGGGTCGAATCTTTCATCATTCATAAATAGAACTCCTGCTGGTCCACCATTTTGGAATGATGCAACGGCAGCAGTCTTAGCTTCATTACTTCTAGTCAATGTTCTAGCAGCTGCTAATAACGGAGATTGTCCGTACAATTGACCACCTGTAACTGTCCATTCAGGGTTAAAGTATTTGTCGTGTAATATTTCTTTAGGGTCAAAGGACCACATTGCTCCATAGTATAATTGATATCCAACTCTGGTTGGTGGGAACATTTCGATGTTTGCAATAATAGCCATATACTGAGCAGGTAAAGCAAATAGTTCAAACGGCTTACCTTGATTGTTTCCTGTTTCAATAAGTTTTCCATATATAAATGAATTTCCTGTGATTAACTTAAATCCACACCATTGCTCAACTAAATCTGCCCAAGTATCTTCTCCGTTAGGATATCTTAATAGGTCGTTTAATCTTTGGTCTCCTGTATAAATCTCAAATGCTTTCTTATGTAAATCGTTTACCTCTTGCCAGTTAGTAATCTTATCTGGTTGTTTCATCAATGACTTATATCTTTTTGCAGATACTTCATCTTTAACTTTATAAACGTGGAATGGAGCAAGTTTTGCTTTATCAGTAATTAATTTTACAATTGAGTAAACTATATCGTTAGCTATATATCCATCTCTTACGAATGCTCTTGAATCACCACCTTGCCAAGTAACGATTCCACGTTGAATAGCGACACTTGTATCAAAAGGAATATTAGGTAATAGAGTGTTTATCTTCTTTTTAGTTAAGAAGTCGAAAAATGCCATATTATTAGAATTTAAACAAAGTTATGATTTTTACATCAAAATACACTTACTTGAAATCTTGGTGAATATTCAAAGAACATTCTCATAGCCAAACAATCGCTAAAATCTGGTGAACGACCTATTGCTGCTTTCACTTTATCTTTAGGAATTACTCCTTTCTTCATATCGTTATCTACCGACTTTTGTTTGACTTGTTCTAGTTCTTGAATGATAGTTTGTTTTTGTTTCCCATCTGCCTGAATGTAAAGTTCTGCTTTGTTAACCATATCTGCTAATTTAAAATAGCATTGAGATTTTAAGTTATCAAAGTTTTCCTTTTGTCTAGTTACTGGGTTTACTAAAGGAGAACTATTATTGACAAATCCTTTACACCTAAGAATATCTACAACTCCACCTCCAACTCCATCCTCATCGCAAACAATGTTAGATGTAGGTACTTTATGTTCGGTTGCAAAGTTCTTTATAAGTTCAGCGACCTCAACAACTGATTTACCATTGAATTGATAAAACCTAACACGAAAGCCACTCCATATACCAATAACAGTACTGTCATTACCAAAACGTGCCACATCGCAAGTAATATAAGAATCCCCAACAGGAACAAAAGAGTTACTGAAAGAATCAAGTATTTTATCATAGTCTATAAGTTGTGCAGGGTCATCAATGTATTCCCAATTACCAAATAAAAGCCTCTCCTTTGAAACACTATCCAAAGTTAGTAAGTTCTCTTTGTAATGCTTAGATATGTAAGGGTTATCATCTATTAAAGAAGTAATAAATCTTTTATTCTTAGATATTGTGCCTTCTTGTTCTGGTTTGTAGAACTCCGAGTAGGTCCAGTTCTTTGCTGGGTTACAAGTGTAAAGAATCTTAGGAACCAAATCGTTCTGATCTAGTTGGAATCTTATCCTTGATTTAATAATATTTCTAGCCTTATCATCTACTTGGTTAGCCTCATCAATAAAAGCATCGGTAATCTCTAATGAACCTAATTCATCAAAGTTAGGGTCTGAAGGATAGGCAAATAAATCTTTAAGTAAGATTGTAGAACCATTAGGAAATTCTATTTGACTAGATTGTCCGTTATACTTATAATGCTTGTTGGCTTCTAGTCCTTGCATTTTAGCTATCTGAAAGAACGATACTAATGTAGTTTCTTTAAGTGTTTTAAGTATGGCACGACCTATTAGTCCTCTTGTATTGGGATATTTTAATCTTTGTTTAAGCTGCCAATAGCAACCTAACGCAGTCTTACCACCTCCTGCTCCTCCTCCAAATAGAATCTCATTTGTTGTTTTATCTTCTAATAGGTCTAAAGCAATTGTTTGTTTTATGGATAATTCCATTATAGGCTACCTGTTTTTTCAACGTAAGTTTTCTTTTCCTCCCAATTTACTTGCAGTCCTCCACTAAGTTCTATCTCGTTGGTTTGTTTTGCTCTACCTTCTAGTCTATCAAGTATCTCTTGATAAGCCTTTAAATCGCCTTTAAATGCCTTTTGTAATACCATCATATCTAATTGCTCTGCCACAGTAAACTCTTCTTTCTCTCCTGTAATTGGGTTTGTCTTTACTTGGACCAGTTCTAATAATCTTAACAATCTAGTCTTGCTATTTGGTATTCCTTTAGGTCTGCCATTAGGGTTTGCAACCTCCCCTTTCTTAAATGGGGTTAAATTTTGTTCGTTAGCCATAATCTCACTATTGTTTCACTATTATTGCAAAGTTACTCCGTTCTTCTTGATTTCCAATGTAGGGTCTAGTTTACGAATCCTATCTACAATAACTTGGCAGTATTTAGGGTCAAATTCCATAATTCTTGCCTTCCTATTTAATTGTTGAGCAGCTACCATTGTTGATCCACTTCCACCAAATAAATCAAGTACTAAATCATTTTCTTTGCTACTATTTTTCATTGCTCTTTCTGGTAATTCAATAGGCTTTTGAGTTGGGTGATATTCGTTTTTACTTTCTTTTTTTAATTCCCATACTGTCTTTTCATCACTTGCTCCATACCATTGTGGAGAATGACCTTCTTTATAAGCATAAATACAAGGCTCATAATTTGGTATATATTGAGACATAAATGCACCTAAACCACTTTTAACTTTATACCAACATATTACTGCTCGTACTTTTAAAGATAGTTTTGAGAATGAGGCAAATGTTTCTACTGCTTTACCATTAGCATACCATATATAAAAAGCTGAATGATGGTGCGAAAATAGTTCTGCATTTACTAATGATTCATAGAATAAGTCAGTCAAATCTTGTCCTTGTAATGTATCATTTTCAATTCCTGTTCTTTTCTTTTTGTTATGACCACCTTCATAGCTTACTCCGTATGGAGGGTCAGTAAATACCATATCAGCCTTTTGTTCATTCATTAGCTTTGCCACTTGGTCGCTATCTGTACTATCCCCACAAAGCAATCTATGTTCGCCTATTTCAAATAAATCTCCTAAGACAATATCTGTTTCAATACCTCCATCTGGAGCTGCAAAGTCATCTTCTTGTGCCTCTAGTACCTCTGCATCAAAGTTTGGTATATCTAAACCCCATTCGGTTAGTTCTAAAGCATCCCAGTTATTAGCTAGGTCATCCCAGTCCCATTCTCCGTAGCCTACATTATCTTTTACAATAAACTCTTTCTTTTTATCCTCTGATAAATTGTTTGCGTGTATTACTGGAACATCGGTAAGACCAGCTTCAAGACAAGCCTTAAGCCTCATATTGCCACCTAAGACCATATTGTTCTCATCTATTACAATAGGTCTAAGTTCTAGCATTTGGGGAAAGTCTTGAATAGACTTTACAAGTTGCTTAAACTTATGATCCTTAATTAATCTAGGATTATTAGGATTAGATTTGATTTGGGTAATTAGCATCTGCCTTGTCTGTTATAAGGTTTAGTAGGTTTGTCTTTAGGACCATTGTTCTTTTTAGCCTTTCCTTTTTTCCTTGCTCCAAAGGAGACCTTGCCATTAGGATTTAGTTTCGCCATACGTTTCGATTATTTCGTTTAGTTCGGTCCTAGTCCATTTCTTTATTAGTCTGGACTTACTTTCTAAGTGCATTACCATATTTTCGCCTATCTTATCTATTAGGTTCTTTCGGTAGCCTATTAGGTGGAATTGGTCAAACCCATTACAAGCCTTGCACTCTCCGTTTACATTGTACTCATCAAATCTTAAAGCTGAACTATTCTTGACAGGCACATAATGACCTGCATCCATTTGGGAGGTATCTTTAGTAGAGCCACACGATATGCAAGTAAAGTAACCATTTTGACTATCTCTTTGTCGTATATAACGATTAAAAATTGTTTGTGTCTTTCCTGTAAGTTTTGGAATGGTTTGTAATGCCATACCACAAAATTAGATTATTTCTTAATACGGAACGCTATTTGTCTATTTTGGTACTCAAATCTTTTCTTTTTGACTGGGTTTAGGCTTTCCTTTATTTGGTACTCATTTACACCAGTTATTCTTTTTGCGTAAGCTATTGACTTAAACTCTATTTCTTCTTTGGTATCTATAAATATTAATCTTATTGGTTGTGCGTTCTCGTGTCCTTTTATCTTACTCATATTTTTTTATATATTCTTTAATCTCTATGTAAATCATTACAGAGCAATAAACCAATATAAATACTGGTACTGATATAAAGAAGAATTTAATCATTCCTAATGTTTCTTTCATTTGTCTTTGTTTAATGGTGCGTTTCTCATCTCATAAATTATCCAAATCCAAAGGATAATCAGTACTAATAGTGTTTCTTTCATTTTGGTATTTTTTAGGTTTATTCATTTTTACTTTGCCTTTCTCTGTCATATAGATTCCTTTAATGGATTCTTTAAACTGTTCTTTTTCTTCTTTGGTTATGTCTGGATGATATTTGATTCTGATAAGTACATCTTGAATAGGTATAAAAGTTTCCATTAAAATAATTTATTTTGCATTATATAAGTATTTGACCATTGACTTGCCATTGCTTCTGCTATGCCCTTAAATGTTTTACTTCTTAATGTTCTCCTTTCTTGTGGTGTTTTAGCTTGTTGTAATGCTTGATAATACCACATAGGTTGCCTTTTAATTTTACCAGTTTTTCTATCTTTAAATTCAAAGAATTCACCCTTAGAAACAATATTGGTGGGGTTTAATTTAGGTAAATTTTTAAGCCATAAACAAGTTGATTTACTAGCAGAATCCCCAAACATATATGGTTGTATTATTTGATCTGGTTTTCTTATTTTGCTACTAATAACACTAATTGGGTTTTCAATCGCAATTTTTTCTATATTAACATTCATTAATTTTTGTACAAATACTAAGGCTAAATCTCTCTCTCTCTCTCTCTCCATTAATCGTGCCATCTTTATTGTATAAATGTCTTGCTCCACTTACAGATAAATAAGTACAAGGTGGATGTGCTATCATTAAATCCCATCCTTGATTTATGTATTTAAAAACATCTCCTTGCAAATGCCATTCTGGATATCCACCACTACAAGGTAAAATATCGCAAGAATAAGCATCGTGTCCTAATGATCTAAATTCTTTAGTTACTGCTTGAGATTCCTCACAGGCTATTAATACTCTCATAATTCGTTATCGTAATAAAGTTTAAGGGAATATTTTTTGCATTGTTGTCTCATAGTTTCCTCATCGACTAACATATCCTCTGGCTTCTTAGCCTGTGCCAAATGATAGGCTTTTACTTTAGATTTTATGTACTCAGCTTTCTCTGTGGTTATCTTTAGCAACTTTCGTTTCCATAGGTAATCAAAGCATTGATAGTTTAGGAATCGCCAGTCCTTTTTAGATGTTTTCCAATACTCGGCTTCCTCTCGCATTACTTGTTCTTCATCTACTTGCATTTCTATTTGTTTAGGTTGTTCTGGTTCTATTTTGTTTCTTACTTGTACTGCTATCTTCTTATAGGCATTCATTACCTCACCAATTAACTTAGGGCTAAAGTTTATATGATTGCCGATAGTAAATTTATCCTCTGCAAACATCTTAAATGCTACTCCCAGTTCCTTTAGTTTGTATTGTCCATAAGATTCTATTGTAAATGAAACGCATAGATTAAATATTTGATTTGTTGGCACTTGCATCCCACTTAAAGCAATACAAGTCTTTAAATGCTCTGTTACTTCTATTCTGGAGCATTTGCCAATGTGCATCGATTCCATTGCTTTATAAACCTTTAGTTCATCCCTATCCAAGATTTTTAAGTCGTTCCCATTCAAGTTCTGCGTAGCTAAGTTTTGTACTAATAGTTCGTTCAATAATTTCATCGTTGAAAGATTTGTTGTTTAGATAGGTTGTCGGATGCTTACGGAATTGTTTATCAGGGGTTGATTGAGCATATACTGGTGCGTGTTGTAAAGCTAAAGCCTTTTCCTCTTTATTTAAAGTTTTCCAAGCCTTTTCTGCTTTGTCTCTAGATTTCTTATAATCGTACATATCCCAAAATTCCTCAAACTGCTCATCTAGTATTTTAGTTTTATTTATAGTTACAGTTCTAGTTTCAGTTTCAGTTTCCATATGCTCAGCATATGCTTTGCTAGTGCTTTCGCTTTTAGGGGTTAATGCGTTGTTTCTCCTACTTTCTGTAAACTTTTTCCTACGAATTGTCTCGTTTGACATCTTTTCGTTAAGGTAGAATCCATCCTCCATCTTGAATTTTTCCCAAATGTCGGAATCATATGCAGAGCATATGCTTAGCATATCCTTATCCGTTAATCTTCCTTTTTGATGCTGGAGGCATAATAATCGGATGTATTTGCCAACTTGTTCATTGGTCATAGTAAATGTTCCACTTAGAAAATCAGAAGTGTAAAACAATACTGCTGGGTCTTTAGCCATAAAATAAAAAGGCTCTAGGCATTCCCCCCAGTAGGATTAGGGGTTCAGCTTCGAGCCAATAAGTTTAAAATTAGGTATCCTACACCTATTGCAAATATAACCTATTTTAATGAATATTGTGCAATCTGCTTCTTGTTCTCTAGCTTAATAATCTTAGTTGCTATATTCATTCCATCATTTCTTAGATCAGATATTCTGGCTGCTAATCTAAAGCAACCGAATTTAGTCAAGGCATCTAATGTAGTTAGTTTCTTACCTTTGTTTAGGTAGTCTGCAATTTGTTTGTTTTGGCTCATAGTTTTTGTTTTTAGATAGTTAATTAAAACGGCAAATCATCTTCGCTTTCCTGTTGGTTTACTGGTGATGCATACTCCATTTTAGTTTCTGCTTTAGGCTTGTAATCATT